AAAAGAGTATGCAAATAAAGGCACATGGGAAGAAAATTGTGCAATAAAACCTTTCTTTATACAAGAGTGTTTAGAAAAGTTTGATGAAGATTTATTATGGATTGATGCAGATGCTGAAGTGGTACAACAATTGCCTTTAGAGATACTTCCTACAGATGGAAAAATGATGCTCCATATTCTATCGTGGAGAGAAGCTCCCCTAGGTCAGTTGATAAAGGAACTTATAAGTAATGTTATATTTATTCCAAACAATGATTTTAATAAACAGATCGTAAATGAGTGGTGCCAACACCAAGAAAATAATCCTATGAAATGGGATCAGATAACACTCACAGAAGTATTAAATAAATACAACGATTATACGATTCATACTTTTCCAATAGGGTGGGCTTACATAGATAAATATTACAAGCAGTTTAACCCTGATATTTACATAGTTCAAAAACAAATTAGTAATGAGACAAAAGAAACTTTTCAGGAGGAAATATAAATGTGCGGATTTGTAGTAACAACTAGAGTAAAAGATATAGAACTTCTAACACAACAACAAAAGTTTAGAGGCCCGACAGATACAGGTTATGCTAGTAATGGTAAACTTGCGTTCGGGCATGTATTACTAGATGTAAATGGAGAGCATCAACTACAGCCTTACAAAACTAAAAAAGGTAATATACTAGTGTTTAATGGAGAAATGTATGATTCAAATATACCGAATGATACAGCATTTTTAGGAAATGGATTAGATATGTATGGTTATCAATTTATTAGTAATACAGATTGGCATGGGTCTTTTGCGTATTATAAACCTAAGGAAAATAAATTAATTGTAGCTAGAGATCACTTTGGAGCAAAACCTTTATGGATTTATAAGAAAGGAAAAGAAATAACAGTAACAACTAGTTTAAGAAGTATAACCTGGAAAAAATTTAATGATAAAATGAGAAATCATTATATGGCCAACCCTTTATGGCTTGGTACATCTAATCCTTGGTTAGATGTAATCAAAGTTCCCCCAGGTTCAATATATACACTGAATTTAGAAACAGGTGGTATAATTCTAAAAAATATGTGGAGAAACTTCAGGATAGGCACAGATAAAATAGACTTTGATGAATTTAAAGAAAGACTAATTACAAGTGTAAGAAAGGTTGCTAAAAATAAACAGAAAACTGCATTATTTCTTAGTGGAGGCTTAGACAGTACTTGTGCATTAGGAATACTAAAAGAGTGTGATTTGGATTTAACTGCTTACATATGTGATTATGAAAAGGGCGGACATAAGTTTCATGACCATAATGCTTTTAGAGAAGAGTCCAAGATGGCAAAGAAAACTTGTGAAGAATGGGATGTAGATTACAAAGTTGTAAAATTACACCATGATTCTGTAACTCACTATGATAGATTATGGTTAAACGCTACTCACTACCCATGGGTTGATATGAATAGACGAGCCCCTAGATTTGCATTATGCAAAGCAGCAAGTCTAGATGGGTGTAAAGTAGTTTTAACTGGCGATAGTGCAGATGAATTATTTACAGGATATCAACACCACGATAGATATTATGATGATAAGTACAATAAAGAAACTATAGAAATATTTGCTAGTAGACAAAAATGGATACCAAAAGAGATATTTCATAAAACTGATTGGAAGAATAATGCTCTATGGTATGATTTAGTATGTACATCAGAACAAAATATACTAACAACTGACCAAACCGCAGGAATGTGGGGAATGGAAAGTAGACCAGTATTCTTATCTCAAAGTTTTGTGAGATATATATTAAGGATAGGTAGTGAAATAAAATTCAAAACACACCCTGATTATAACTTAGGTACATACAAATATCTATTGAGAGAAGTAATGAGAGACTATCTTCCAAAGCATGTTCGTTCAAGAAAAAAGAAAGTAGGTTGGTCATCCCCTTGGGACAATAATCATAAAGAGCTGACTAGATTGTGGAAGCTACAAGATTTGGAATATATCTCAAATCTATGAAAGCAGTATACTCTAACAGAATCTATCTCTCAGTAGATAGTAAATTAAGTTCGGATATCGAAAAGGAGCTTACATATACAATTGCTCCTCGTATTCCAACTGACCCACCTATTGTATTCAAAACAATACGATGGATAAAAGATGGGTTAATTTCTATACCAGTTGGTAGAGAAGATTTAGTACCTGCTGATTATGAGATAGTCGACAAACGAGTAACCTCGCCAGTTGAACTACCTGACTTTGCGTTTACTTTAAGACCTTCCCAACAGAAGGTGCATGATGAAGTAGATGACAATGCTATAGTTAACGCATGGGTAAGTTGGGGCAAGACAATAACGGCTCTAGCTATAGCCAAAAAGTTAGGTCAGAAAACATTAGTTGTTACCCACACAACTAACTTAAGAAATCAGTGGGAAAAAGATGTGCAAAAATGCTTTGGAATACAAGCAGGCAGAATCGGGTCAGGTAGCTTTGATACTTCGTCCCCAATCGTCTGCGGTAATATTCAAAGTTTGTACAGAAAAATGGACGACATCAAACAAGTTTTTGGAACTCTGATTCTAGACGAGATGCACCATGTTAGTAGTCCAACTTTTACACGAATAGTAGACGAAATGCCTGCTCGTTATAAGATTGGTCTAACAGGAACTCTCGAAAGAAAAGATGGACGCCATGTGGTTTTTCGTGATTATTTTGGTCACAATGTAATGAAACCACCAAAAGAAAATTATATGACTCCTAAGATTCATGTAATTAAGTCCGAGATACGCTTCCTTGATGGTGCGTATACACCTTGGGCGGAACGAATAAATCATCTTGCATATAATGAAGAATATGTTCATAGTGTAAGTATGATTGCGGCTAAGTATGCTGCAGAGGGACACAAAGTTTTAGTTGTGTCTGATAGAGTGGCTTTTCTTAAAGCCTGTGCTAACCTCTGTGGTGACAAAGCAGTTTCCATAACAGGAGATATGGAGTTTGCTGAACGAGATAAAGTTATGAATCAAATAAGAAAAAATAAAAATATTTTATTTGGAACACAAGCAATTTTTTCAGAAGGCATATCGTTAAATGATTTAAGTTGTTTAGTATTAGGCACACCAATAAATAATGAGCCATTACTAACACAGCTTATTGGTAGAGTAATTAGAGAAAAAGAAGGAAAACAACAACCTGTGGTTGTAGACATTCATCTCAAAGGTAAAACGGCAGCCCGTCAAGCAAATGCAAGATTGGGCTACTATATGAAACAAGATTACGAGGTAAATATACTATAATGGAAAAGAAAGAAATAAAATTAAACATAGAGGGGATGCAGAAGAATAAAGTCTTTTTAGCGACTCCTATGTATGGTGGTATGTGCCATGGACTCTACACTAAGTCTTTAATGGACACAACTGCGGTATGTATGAATCATGGACTTCATTTACAAATTTATTATATGTTTAATGAAAGTTTAATTACTCGTGCTAGAAATTACTGTGTTGCAAACTTCTTAAAAAGTGATTGTGACTATTTATTTTTTGTAGATAGTGATATAGCTTGGGGTGCAATGGATGTAATGTATATGTGGCATTTACTAACTGAAAATCCTGATATAAAAGTATTTTGTGGGCTGTATCCAAAGAAAACTATTGCTTGGGAAAAAGTATTACATGCAGCTAAAAGCGGTATGTATGATGAAAACCCAAGAGCATTAGAAAAGGTTGCAGGGGATATGGTATTTAACCCATTACCACACGAGTACCCAAATGGACAAGCTCCAATTTACGAACCAGTAAAAATTAAAGAGGGTGCTACAGGATTTATGTTTATTCATAGGTCAGTATTTGAAGAATACGATAAACACCACCCTGAAAGATTATATACTCCAGACCATATTAGAGAAGGAGAATTTGCAGATGGTGAAAAAATAATGGCATACTTTGATTGTATTATTAATGACCAAAATAGATATCTTTCAGAAGATTATATGTTTTCAGAAACTGTAAGAGGTTTTGGTATTGATATATGGGCATTACCTATGATAGAATTAATGCACTGTGGTAGTCACATTTTTCAAGGTAAACTGATTGATATGGCTATGGCAGGAGTACACGCTACCATGGATCCAAAAGATATTGAGAAGATGAGACAGAAAGCGGGAACCGATGGCGAACTATCAAGTGCGCCTAACCCAGGAACTTTAGATGGTACTATACCTGAGAAAAATAGTTCTTGACACGAGTTTAAAATTTTGTTATAATATGTTGTTATTTGATTGGAATAAGATTGTAAAAGTAAGCAAAGGAAATGTTGGTGACATCATTCAGATCCTTCGTATAATTACTTACAAGATTAAACCTAAAAACTATTATGACAAAACATTTAAGTTTTACAAGTACAAGTTCGGTGGCAAAAGTTATATCTTAAATCCTAAAGATTTACTGGAGCACGGACGGGCATTTAGTGATAAAGAGGTAGCGGAGTATGCAGGTGTCGCATCATTCCGCAACTATCATGAATATGTCAATACAAAAGACACCACATTGGATTATCTGGTATGTCCAGTATCAGATGAAATTATAACTAATAACAGACTGCTTGAACTAAAAGATGGAAGGATACACTTTATGTTCGAGGAGACATGGAGAAATTAAAATGGCAATTGGATTCAACCAAACCAAGGGCTCAGCCCAAAAAGAAAAAATCGAAACCTATAACTATGCAGGTAAAGAAGACCATCATGTAAGACTTGTTGGTGACTTATTACCTAGATATGTCTATTGGATTAAAGGAGAGAATGGCAAAAACATTCCTATGGAGTGTTTATCTTTTGACAGAAACTCCGAAACTTTCAACAATGTAGAACATGACCATGTTCGCGACTTTTATCCAGACCTTAAATGTGGATGGTCATACGCCGTCCAGTGCATTGACTACACTGATAAAACTGTAAAAGTTCTTAATCTAAAAAGAAAATTGTTCGACCAAGTTATAGTCGCCATGGAAGAGTTGGGAGACCCAACAGACCCAGTCACAGGATATGATATCCATTTCAAAAGAAAGAAGACTGGCCCACAGGTGTTTAATGTCGAATATCAATTACAAGTTCTTAAGTGCAAACCAAGAGAACTAGAGGACTGGGAGAAAGATTTAGTGGCTAATTTAAAGTCAATGGATGATGTTCTACCTAGACCAACTGCTGATGCACAGTTAGAACTTCTTAGAAGAATCAATGATTCAGGAAGTGATACTCCAGATGAAGTATCAGAGGAGTTTGATGTATCATGATAGGGGTAGGTGAGAAGTTTCCCGCATTTGATTTGCAGGGAGTGAATCAGTTGAACGAGTTTGTAAAGGTTTCAGTACATGAAAACTATCAACCAACTAAACACGACTATACAGTAGTTTACTTCTACCCTAAAGACTTTACTTTTATTTGTCCTACTGAAATTTCTGGTATGGATATATTAGTAGAAGAAGCTAATGTTATAGGTATTAGTGGTGACAATGAGTTCTGTAAATTAGCTTGGAAACAAGACAACGACCTCATTGGTAATATACAACACTCACTAGCTGCAGATTGTGGACTAGGACTATCTCATAAACTAGGAATAGTAAATGAGGCAGAGGGTGTATGTTACAGAGCTACTTACATTATTGACAAAGATAACATAGTTCAACATGTAAGTGTGAACGCACTTGACACTGGTAGAAATGCTAATGAAGTTCTTAGAACTTTACAGGCTATTAAAGCTGGTGGATTAACAGGTTGTGAATGGCAACCAGGAGAAGATTTCGTAGGATGATTTTATTTACAGCAGACTGGCATATTAAATTAGGACAAAAGAATGTACCCGTTCCTTGGGCGTGTAGTAGATATCAAATGTTCTTTGAGCAAGTGCAGGACGCTATAGATGAACACGGAGTTACTCTACATATCATTGGCGGGGACTTGTTTGACCGAGTCCCCTCAATGGATGAACTTACTCTGTATTTTGACTTTGTTAAGAACACTAAAGTAAGAACAATAATCTATGACGGCAAC